CTGCATGTTGCCGTGGGTCAGTCTCAAATAGGTCCCGGCTCGAATGTTCTCGTTGCCTTTGAGATTGAAAGAGCCGTTTTCGAAAACGACGTTGTCTTTGTTCTGGGCAATGAGCTGCAGCCGGCGCTCATTCATCCAGCCGATCAGCGCATCTCGATCATCTTGCCGCGGGGCACCGTCTGGCGTGCCATTGCCATTGGTGCTTTCGCCATCGCCGCCCTGATCGGTTGACACTTGCATTTTGCGTGTGCCATACAGTTTCGGATCGACGTTGCCGTAATTTTGGATGAAGAAGGTATCCGGCGCCCCGTAATACGCGAACGCGCGCATCGTCTCGTCGTAATTCAACATGAATCGAGGCGCATCCACCCAGAAATAGTTGGCCACATCATCATCGGATCGACCGACGTCATATCCGATAACATCCGTCAAATCGATATCGATGACGGCCGGGGCCTCGTCCTCAATGATTTCCTGAATGAATTCTTTGCTGTCCGCGGTTTTGAACGGATTCGGCCGATACACCACATAAGGTGCATCTTCGCGATCTTCGATGAAGAGTTCGTTCCACGCTTTGATATCTCCAAAGGAGGATAACAAGTCATAGACGGATCCGCCGCCCCAGGAGCCGATTCCATACGGTGAAACCTTGCCGTGCAGAACCTGAATATCTTGCTGTATTTCCAGCAATGGCGACGTGTCGGCATTGCCGCCGATATCCCCCATGTTGACTATATAGGGATTGACGATCTTGTCGAAAACCTCTCCCACAAACGTGCCCATCTGTTCAATGTTGAATGTGATTCCGAACCGGGCATAGAACGGAAAGCTCGTGATCAGGTTGCCGGTTGACGGGACATTGGGCATGTAGAATATCTGCAATATCTGCCAAATCTTCCCGTAGTCGTGACCAGTGATGATGACACTGCGCTGCGGCTGCCCGTTCATGGTCATCGACTGCACGCGGCGCACACTGCCGACGAATCCGCGCATCATGATCGGAAGCGTTGGATTCTTGTATGCATCGCCGGCCATCCGAATTTCGATCACGTCCATCGGCTCAATCAGACCATAGAGAGAGTCCTGAGCATCGAGCTTGATTTCGTCCGTGAGATGCACCGTAAAGTTGCCCGCCGCCGCGCGCACGGACTTTGATACGCGCACGCCGCCCCCGTCTCCGAGGAATGGCGCGAGGTCGATCGTTCGGTTTTGCGTGCCGGCGAAGCGATCGGATACCGGAACACTGCCTGCCACAGCAGTGCGCCCGACATTTTTCATCAGCTTGACCGACAGTGCCGGATGCCTGTCTCTAATGGGTTGCAATGGTCACACTCTTGCTGCCCGAGGCAGCGGGTGGCGAGATGTTGGTTCTCGTCGAGGACGTAGTTGTTTTCCCGTCCGATGTCTTCACATTGACATTATTGTGCAGCGTGATTTCGAGCGGCGAGCGTGCTCCACGGAGTGCGGCAGTCCGATCTTTTTCTTGCATGGCAATGGCCGCGCTCTCCTCTGCCTGGAGCTTATCGACCAACTCCCAGCGTTGTCTCGCGGTCAAATCGCCTCGATTGAGAATGGCGTTCCGGCGCTCCTCGGTGATTGAATGGATTTTTTGCTCTGCCTCATCCTCTTTCATGTTGATCAATTTATCGCCAGTCGCCTGCGGCCCGCGACCAGCCATGGCAACGATGGTGTCGCTCATGGCGATCATCGGCGTCAGGAGTTTGTCACCGGTATTGATCTTGATGTCGTCGAGAATTGCCGTCTGCGTACGAATCTCGCTACCCTGATCGACGCTCTGATCTTTCATGGCCGCAACCTGCACGAGCGCATCGCGGAACTGTGCCGGCGAGGCTTTCTCGGCAGAACTGACCGTTTTGATTTCGTCCGGACTCAGCGCGCCGGACTTTTTCATGTCCTCGAAAATCGCCGATAGCTGGCCCGTATTCGTGCCGGCCGCGCCGATCGCGCCCAGCCGCGAGATGCCCGAGGCGCTGATCTTGTTGATATCCAGGCCATTGGAGTGGACCAAGTCCACGAGGCCGTTGCCCTGGCCTACATTCAGATTCATCAGCGCCGCCGCCTGAGATAGTGACTGCACGCCAAACAGCCGCTGCGCGCCTTCGAGCTGCATCCATTTGCTGCCGCCCATCCGTCCCAGCTGCTGCTTGATCGCATCGAAATTGGTGACGTTCGCGCCAGACCCGCCCGCCAGGCCGCCGGTTCCTCCCATGAACTGACTGATCGCGCCGCCGCCGAAAACGCCAGCGCGGGTACCGAAGAGACCGCCCTCGGCGAGCGCCTGCGCCTGGATGGGATTCATGACGCCATGGCGATTGAACGCCGACAGCATGAATGCGCGGCCCGCCTCGCCGGCGCCGGCGCCCATGCTCATGACGCCGGAATTTGCCTGCATGAGCAGCCCCTGAGCCGTATCCGGAGTCATGCCAGGCAGATGCGTGCTCAGCAGTCCACCGTAGGCATTGCCGAATGCTGCGACGTTCCCAGGAGACAGGCTCATGCGCGTGGTCGCCGCGGTGAAACTCAGAATCGCCTGCATGACCTCGTCGGCCCGCGCATTCATGCCGCTGCGCGCGATCGTGTCGGCAAGGATCAGCGCGAGCTCGCGATTGTTCTGTTTCGGATCGATGTTGCGCATGCCGCCCAAGAAGTTGCCGCCAGCGCCCGCATCGAGACCGTATGACCGCGAGATCCCGACGCCTAACGCCGTAGCCGCGCCCAGCGATTCAGGCGATTCGACGGTCCGGGAGAGCTTCTGAAGGCTGCTTTCGAGCTTGATAAACTCGTTACTATTGATGCCGAGCCCATCGGCCAATTTGTCAGCGTAGGACTTCAGCCGTTCAAAGCTGACGCCGATATCCCCCATCTGACGCTTGAGCAGGTCCGCGTTGCCAGCGCGGTCCTTCGACATGTCATAACCTTCAGTGACCGCCGAGCCGAGTTTGTAGGCGCCGAAGGCCGCGGCACCGATGACGCCTCCGCGCAAGAAGCCAGCGGTGCCACCGAAAAATCCGCCGCCGGCTTCCTGAGCTCCTCGAGCGGCGTAGCTGCCTATGCTCTGAAAGCCGCCACCGACGCCGCTCGTGAACTGGCGACCGACCGTGTCAAATAGACCGAATCCGCGATTGCCGCCACGACCGCCACCGCCGCCTGCGACGCCACCTCGGCCGCCTTGAGTCCGTGGTGGCGGAGTGTAACCGTCCCGAACATCCTGAATGCTTTGGCCACCATAGATGCGCTTGAAGGATTCCTGTACGCGCCGCGCCTCCCGATCAATGGCCGGCGCATCGATCGGCGTCCACTTCGTGCGGTTGGCCTTCTCGATGGTCTTGCTGAGCTGCTCAACCTGCTTTTGAACGCCGCGGACATCGGCATCGACGGGGATCTTGATTGACATGAACTAGATTTCCTCCCATTCCCCGCTTTCGGCCTTGCGCCTGATTTCCTCGAGATCGAAATCCTCATCCTCGATTTCAGTGGTCGCTTGGTTCGGATTCTCGTGGTAGAAATGCGCCCAATAGTCTGTTGCCATATCCTCCTGAGTTGCGCCCAAAAATCGCGGATCAGTTGGTGGCAAGTTGTATCGACGGCGAAAATGCCACTCGTAACTATGGAGGAGCGCCCGCGCTTTCTCCTGACTGTCCTTTCTCAGTTTGCGGGCGAAAAGACAACTCCTTTTGGCGTAAGGCCATGAAAACCTTTTCGATCTTCTGCTGGATACCATCGTCTAGGATAGGATCCAACTCGTCGATCGAAAATCCTTGCGGTTGCTCTACCACGAGTATGTGAATGGTCGCGTGCATGAACGCCTCCATGTCACCAACTGTGCCGTCTTCCTGCCAATGATCGTTCGTGATCTGGGAATAGTAGGTACGGATCAAGTACCTGTCTTTCTGCACTCGACGCGCGAATTTGAAGCGACCGATACCGTCGACGTCGACTGGAAAATCCGATTCTTTCGCAGCGCGTGGCATCAGGTCGCACCCACTCCCAGGCCGCTCACATCCAGCGCATTGAACGTGCCGGACTGCATGACGATCGTGTGTTTGCTGATTTCGAGATCGCCGCTGGCATACGAGCAACCGGTGTACTTGCGCAGTAAGTCGCCCGTCTGCTTGTCAAAGCTCTCGATGTCGAAGACGAGTCCCAACAACGCACCGTCGCCATTTTCCGGGATGAGTCCCGCTTGCAGCATGGCGCCGCGGATCAGCACCATGGATGTCACGTTCAGATTGTGCCGCGCCACGGTTGGCACGTACTCCTGTATGTGGATATCGCCGATGCCCGAGGCCGGATCCGGCGCGTAATCGTCACTCATGCGCACGTTCTGGATGAGCCCGATCTTCTTCGAATCAAACGTGACGATGATTCGATTGCCTGACCGGGTTCTGAGGTTCTGTTGAGCCATGTCTACCGCCTCCTAATCAGGCCGAAACCGAGCCGCTAAATGGTACAGCGGCAATGGTGATCAAAATGTAGTTGTTGGGAATCACGAGAGACGCCTGCACGCTTACCGACAAGACGTCTCCCACAATCGATGCCGTAATATTCTTGAATGGCGGATTGGCGGCATTTCCGACCAAGACACCGGGACCGTTCGGCTCCGGGACGGCGAGAAGCGTGCAGATGGATGCCGTGCGGCTGGCCGCCTGGGACAAGAGCAACGGATCGCTCTTGCTTCCGCGCAGAGGATCGAGCGCATTGCGCAGATTGCGCGCAACAAAGTCGCCTGCGACGCCTGTCGAGACTTCCACGCGATAGAAGTTGGTATCTACCAACCACGTCGAAATCGATTTGACGACCTTATATCCATTCGGCGTATTCTCGATCGCAAAGACGCCGCCCAGGATCAGCGGATCCGTATCGATCGGATTCTTGAGATTCCGTTCGATGCCGCGCAGATTGAGCGTCTTGTTCGTGAGCGGCGTACCTGGGCCCACGCCTGAGAATGCCCCAGCCACGGCAGCTGCCGTGAGATACGGGGAATACAGTGTCAGCGCGCCGGCCGCGTTGTAATCGTAGTAGCCCAGATGCACGAGTGACGTGCGGTCACTGTTGATCGCCTTTGCCGCCGCAATCGCTGCCGCGTCCGTGGTGCCGAGTGCCGTTCCGCAAATCGCGCGGCGCTCCTTCTTGCCAATCGTCGACATGAATTGGACATGCGCGTCGACCATGGCGGCGATCGCCGGATCCGATGAAATCGGAACGATCCATTGCGGATCGATGCCGACCGCGCCAGGCGCCGGAGTGGCAGCGGATTGCAGCGTCGTCAGCGCATTGGCCCATTGTGTGTTCGTGATCGTGCCATCCGATCCGCCGGCCAGGAACGTGAAAGGGATATTCACCGGCAGCGTTCCGACCGCCGCCACGCGCGTGGCAGTAACGAAGCCTTCGGCCAGACCATTGAAGTAGTCGACGATGGCCTGCAGGTTGGCCAACGCCGTGACCGGAGCCGTTTTGATGTCGACTGCCGTCACGTAATCAAGCGCGTTCAGGGTAGCCGCGTTGTTGTTGCCATCGAGAATCGATGCCACGATACCGGCCACTGCATTGAGTCGATCGACAACTTGCGCGACAGTCGGATAGGTGGCGAGGTCGACGACCGCAATAGGGGTGCCATTCGGCGCGAACACAGTAAGTGTCGTGCCGTTGATCGTCATACTCGCGGTAGCTTGGCCGCCGGTGTACTGGATCTGGAAGGTGCGCCGCTGGATGTTGTCCTGAACGTAGAAATTGTTTCCGAGCTGCGTCGTGATCTTTTTGCCAGCGGTCGAACCAGTCTCGATTTTGACTTTGATCTGGTTGGTATACAGCCCGTAATCGGTCGAGACCAAGTTGATAACGGGTGTCGGTGATACATCCGACAGAACCAAAGCCGCCTGCACCGCAGGATTGACGCGCACGGCAATGACCGTCGTGGGACCGCCTGTATCAGCGCTCGGTGCGAAACACTTCTGCACGGCAGTGAGCAGCTCACCGCTTTGAAGCACGCTCGCCGCGACATTCGGATCGCCGAAGACGAGCCCCGTATTCGGCTGGCCTCCGGTGGATGCGCCGATGATGGCCACGACATTGCCAACCGTCAGATTCTGATTGGCGAGTGCCGCATCATTGACGAATGAAACCGTCGTCGGAGAAACCAACAATTGCCCATTGAAAAAGACAGCCATGGTCAGTCCCTCACTTTACCGGACGTTCGGCGAACGCTGCGAAGCGCTCGTGATACGCGGACTCAATATCGTGCAGACGGTTTTCGCGCAACTCGTCCGAATGGAAACCGGCGATGAGCTCGACGCGCTTGTCATGCGCAGACAGTGAAGCGCAAAACTCGCCCAGCGGAATCGTGGCGGTCGTTTCGGTCTCTGTTTCTGGCGCGACTTCTTGCGCTGTTTCACCGGTCATTGGAAATACCTCAGTTGATGG